TCGAGGAGGACGTGACGCTCAAGGATATCAACATCACCGGGCCGAACGGCGCCGCATCCGACAAGCAGGCCATCAGCTTCTCCATGGCGCGCAACGACACGCCGAAGCTGGTGCAGGCCGCCAAGGGCCTCCACCTGCCCGCGGAGATCACCGTGGAGGACGTGGCCGTGGCCGTGGGCAAGACCGCGGCCGTCACCCCCGCGGTGCAGCCCGCCACCGCGAGCGACTGGTGCCTCTACGCGATCGAGGACACCGACATTGCGCGCGTGACCGCCGACGGCATCGTCACCGGCGTGAAGGCCGGCAAGACCCGCCTGGGCGTGCGCTGCGCGTCCAAGCCCTCCATCCGCGCCACCGTCGAGGTGGAGGTAACCGAGGCCTAAGTCCGAGGCGACACACATAGGAACATCGGCAATGAGGCCGGGGCGAATGCGCTGCGCCCCGGCTTTTCATTTCCAACAGCGCAGGAAATGAGGACAGAGATGGAACTCAAGATCAAGGCACCATTCGAACCGCTTGACCTCGTGATCGGCGACCAGGCACTGACGTGCCGCATCAACGTGACGCCGGACGGCCTGCTGAACATCGGCGAGGCGTGCAGCAAGGCGGAGCAGAAGATCAAGGCCCTCCAAAAGCTGTACGACGATGCCCAGCAGTCCAAGAACGTCGCCAAGATGAAGAAGGTGAACACCCAGATCGCCGACGTGATCGAGCCGGCCATCAAGGCGGGCATCGGCGAGGACGGCTACGATGCCATTCTCGCGGCGTGCGGGGCAGGCGGGCCGGTCACCAAGGCCGACTGCAACATCGTCATGGTCAAGGTCTTCGGGGCCATTCACTCGACCGTAAACGAGCGAATGGAGGAATCTCTGAACGAGCAGGCAGCGCATTACCTCGCGGAGGTCGAAGATGCGCAGCCCGAGCCTGACCCGGAAGACTAAGCACAAGAATGGCCGACTGGTCAGCACCTACGAATGGAGCGGCCGGCAGGTTGGCGTTTTCGATTCCGCGCGAAACGGCATCCTGGTAATTGAACTGTTCCAAGATGAGGAGCTGCGACCCGACGAGAAGGCGCGGCTCCTCATCCGCATGCTGTTCCCCGACCCCGCCGAAGCCATCGCGATGGCCGGCGATCGGCTCGGGGAACTGCTCATCCACATCGTCTGGGAGGCCTTCGGCCTCGACATTTCAGAGGACCGGCGCCACGCCTCGGAGCACGAGGCCGCCGTCTTCGACTTCGAGCAGGACGCCGCGCGCATCCGCGCCCCGCTCTTGCAGTGCTTCGGCATCGACTGGGACGAGGCCTCCCGCGCCCTGTCCTACGCCGACATGTGCTCGCTGCTCGGAATGCTGCTGGAAGCGGACACCGAGACGCCGTTCCAGCAGGCCATCTACTACCGAACGGCCAAGCCGCCGAAGCGCACCAAGCACAACGCCGATCTATGCGACGCCTTCGAGGCGCGCCGCAAGCACTTCTCCCTTGAGAAGGCGGAAGACGCGGCGCAGGCGGCCAACGATACCGCCGCCGGCATGTTCGCGGCCATGAAGCGCGCCGCCCAGAAGGGGGCGTAAGGCATGGCGGGCAACAACGTAACGATCGACGCGAAGCTGAACGAGAAGGGCGTAGTCTTAGGCGCCAAGCAGATCAAGGTCAGCCTAGAGGAGATCAAGAAGGCCGACGGGTCGCTCAACTGGTCCGGCGTCAAGGAGGGCGAGAGCGCCGCCAAGAAGTCCGGCGACGGCTTCACGGTGCTCAAGGGCATCCTGGCCAACTTGGCCACCGCGGGCATCGCAGCGGCAGCCGGGGCCGTCAAGAACTTCTGCTCCGAGGTTGTGCAGATCGGCCAGACCTTCGAGACGTCCATGAGCAAGGTGAGCGCCCTCTCGGGCGCCACGGGCGACGAACTGGCCGCGCTTGAGGCCAAGGCCCGGGAGCTTGGCGCATCCACCACGTTCTCCGCCTCGCAGGCCGCCGACGCGCTCGGCTACATGGCCCTGGCGGGTTGGGACACCGAGCAGATGCTCGAAGGCGTCGGGTCCGTTCTCACGCTCGCCCAGGCCGGCGAGATGGACTTGGCCGCCGCGTCCGACCTCGTGACCGACTACCTCAGCGCCTTCAACATGGAGGCATCGGAGACGGCGCGCATGGTGGACGTGCTCGCCTTTGCCCAGGCCAACGCGAACACCACGGTGGACGGCCTGGGGCAGGCCTTCAAAAACTGCGCCGCCAACGCGAACGCCGCCGGCATGGACGTGGAGACCACATCGGCCGCCATTTCGATGATGGCCAACCAGGGCCTCAAGGGTTCCGAGGCCGGCACCGCGCTCAACGCCGTGCTGCGGGACATGACCGCGAAGATGGAGGACGGCGCCATCGCCATCGGCGAGCAGTCGGTCGCGGTCATGGACGCGCAGGGGAACTACCGCGACTTCACCGAAATCCTGGCCGACGTTCAGGCCGCCACCGACGGCATGGGAGAGGCAGAGAAGGCCGCAGCCCTGCAGAGCACGTTCACAGCCGACAGCATAAAGGGGCTGAATCTCATGCTCAACGCCGGGGCCGACGAGATGGTCGGCTTCCGCGAGGAGCTCTACGGCTGCGCCGGCACCGCCGAGGAGACGGCCGCCATCATGACCGACAACCTCGGCGGCGATATAGCCGCCATGGGGTCGGCATTCGAGGAGCTGAGCCTCAAGGTCTACGACTACCTGCAGGAGCCACTGCGCAGCGCCGTGCAGTTCATCACCGGCACAGTGGTGCCCGGCCTTGAGTCGCTGCTCCCCAAGATCGAGGAGGGCGCCGCATGGCTCGCAGAGTTCGGCAGCGCCGTGGCAGACAAGTTCCGGGAGCCTCTTTGGGGCGCCATTGACCTCGTGACCGGCACCGTCCTGCCCGCCTTGCAGGATTTCGGGGGCTTCCTGGCCGACGAGATCGGCGGGAACATGGAGACCGTAACCAGCATCATCGACGCGGCAATCCCGGTTCTCGCGGCTCTGGGCGGAGGCCTCATCGCCTATAAGACGTACTCCATGGCGGTGGCCACGGCCGAGAAGGCCCGAGCGGTGGCCACTACCGCCGTTGACACGGCCACCAAGCTGCTCAACGGCACCATGAAGCTCAACCCCATCGGCATCGTCATAACTCTCATCGGCGCGCTCGTCGCCGCCTTCGTGTACCTGTGGAACACCTCCGAGGAGTTCCGCAACTTCTGGATTGGCGTGTGGGATGCCGTGAAGGCCGCCGTGCAGCCCATCGCCGATTGGGTCATGGCAAACGTCATCACGCCCCTCATGGCGCATTTCCAAGAGTTCCAGGGGCTCTTCTCGGCCCTGTGGGATGCCATCGTCGGCGCCGTCACGAGCGCGTGGGAGCAGATCGCCCCCATCGTCCAGGCGGGCATGGCCGTGGTGCAGGGCATCATTTCGGCGGTCATGCCTGTGGTGCAGGCGGTGTGGGAGGCGTGCTGGGGCGTGGTCTCGGCGGTTGCCACGACGATCTGGGCCAACATCAGCAACACGGTCGAGACGGTCATGGGCGTGATTCAGGGCATCATCCAGGTGGTGACCGGCATCATCAGCGGCGACTGGGACGCGGTGTGGAGCGGCGTGAAGCAGGTTTTCGAGAGCATCATCAACGGAATCCTGCAGGCGGGCGCCAACGTCTTCAACGCTCTCACCTCGATCATCAGCTCGGTGCTCACCGGCATCTACAACATCTGGGCGAGCATCTGGAACAGCGTGTTCAGCACCGTGAGCAGCATCTGGAGCTCCATCACCAGCACCGTGATGGGAGCGGTGCAGGGCATTTGGAGCAACATCACCGGCACCTTCGGCAACCTGGTGGGCACCGTCATGGGCATTTTCGACAGCGTGAAGAACGCCATCACCAACCCCATCGAGACGGCGAAGAACACGCTCAGGGGGATTATCGACACGATAAAGGGCTTCTTCTCGAACTTCCACATCAAGCTGCCCCACATCAACCTGCCGCACTTCGCCATATCCCCGAGCGGCTGGCAGATCGGCGACCTGCTCCAGGGCAAGATACCGACGCTGGGCATCGACTGGTACGCCACCGGCGGCGTGTTCGCCGCGCCGTCCGTCATCGGCGTGGGCGAGGCCGGCGCCGAGGCGGTGCTGCCGCTCACCAACCGCCGGGCCATGGCCGACGTGGGCCAGGCCATCGGCGAGGCCGGCGGCCTGGGGATGGACGAGGTGGTGGCGGAGCTGCGGGCGCTGCGCCGCGAGCTGCCCAAGATGATGGAGGCGTACTGCCTGCGCGCGCTCACGGTCAACCGCCGCGAGTTCGCGCGGCTGGTGCGGGAATCGGAGGCGTACCTGTGATAGACGAGCTCACCTACGTCAACTCGCTCGGCCAGGAGGTGTCCTTCGGGGGCGCGCCCGGCCGCTGGGGGTTCGGCGAGACCGACCTGCTGGACATGTCCATGGACTTCGCGAGCACGGGCGGCGTCATCACGTCGTTCTCCTCCGGCATATCAACGCGCTCGCTGCGCGTGCTCGTGGACGGGGGCGACGAGGGGGCCCGCCGGCGCCTCGTGGACGTGCTGGGCGTCGACGCGCGGCGGTGCGTCCCCGGCACCCTGCGCGCCGGGGGCTGCTACCTGCGCTGCTACGCGTCGGGGCTGGCGCTGTCCGACTGGTACTACTTCGACGACATGGCCGCCATCGACGTGACCTTCACCGTGGAGCGCCCCGCGTGGGTGCGCGAGACCTCCCACACCCTCGCGGTGTGGGACAAGCCCGAGGGCGGCCTCGACTACCCGCACGACTACGCCCACGACTACACGTACTCGACGGGCACCACCGCCGTCATCGCGAACCACTCGCCCCTGCCCAGCCCCTGCGACATCGCATTCCCGGGCCCCTGCGTGAACCCCTTCGTCATCATCGCGGGCAACCGCTACCAGGTGATGGCCTCGGCCGGCAAGGGCGAGCTCATCATCGTGCGAGGCTACGGGAGGCGCAAGGACATCGTCCTGCGGTCGGCAGCCGGCGTCGAGCAGTCCATCTTCGCCGCCGGGGTGCCCTCCTCCGGGGAGTAGGGGAACACGCCGGCCCGGAGCATCCGCTGGTCCCACAGGAACTGGCAGAGCTCTTCAAACTCTTCCTCGCCCTCGCCCGGCAGGCCGGTGATCAGGCTGGTGCGCAGTACCACCCCCGGAATTTTCTCCCGCAGGGTGTCCAGCAGGTTTTCGATATAGGCCTTGTCCCCCCGCCGGTTCATCCTTTTCAAGATGCCGTCGTTGCAGTGCTGCAGGGGGATGTCCAGATATTTCAATATTTTCTCTTCCCG